GATCTTCTCCTCCACGCTGCCGAAGTCTGCGGCCGAATGCAAGACTGCATACAGCCTCTTCGACGCTGGCCTGAAGAACCCGAAGGGCGCCGTGAAGGGCACCTTTGCCTCCTGATCAGAGAGGCAAAGCAAAAACAACGGGAGAGCCTGACAAAGGGCTCTCCCGTCCTTTTGGAGGGATAGACGATGGCGACAATACTGCTTGACACCATCAAGGAAGATCTGAGCATCTCGCACGGGAAAAAGGATCGGGACATCCAGGACGCGATCGAGACCGCGAAGCAGCGCCTCTCTCAGATCGGCGTCGATGTGATCGACGAGAAGGACCGCACGACCGCGACGGCGATCAAGCTCTTCTGCCGCTTCTGGTTCAATTTTCAGGGCGACGGCGACAGATACGAGGGCAGCTTCAACAAACTCGCGGACGCCATGTCCCGGGCCACTGAATACAGAGGGCCGGAGACATGAGCAAGGCATACAGCCCGGAAAAGACGAACCGGACGCCGTGGACGGACGTGATCACGCTGATCAGGCAGGAGAGCAGAGAGGACGAGGCAGGCTTCGAGAAAAAGGATCCGCCACGCCGGAGGGAGATCTTCTGCACCTTCACGGAGGGCGCGTCCAGGGCAGAATACTACGAGGCCATGAAGGCCGGCGTCCGGATCTCGGCCACGGTGGAAGTCTGGGAGGACGACTACCAGGGGGAGCGGCTGCTGGAACGCGGCCCGGTGCGCTATGAGATCGGCCGGACGTATCCGACCGGCCGCGGGACCGTGATGCTCTATCTGACGGAGGCCTGGAGATGAACACAAACATCGCACTGAAGGAAGCACTCGAGCCGCTGCTGCCGGGAAGGGCAGCTCCGGTCGAGTACACCGGGAAAAGCCTGGAGTACATCGTCTGGAATCATTCCATGATCCCGGAGGTCTTCGCAGACGGCATCCCGCACGCCGCCCGGTACCTCGTCCAGGTCCACTACTACCTCCCGAACGGGAAGAACCCGGACCCGATGAAGGTCCGGATCTGTCAGGCGCTCATGGCTGCGGACTTCACCTGCCCGAGCATCCAGGACGCGAACGAAGCAGAGGGCCAGCACTACGTCTTCGAGTGCGAGTACCTGAACGCGGGGCCTGCATATGGCGAGGATTGAGCTGAACGGCTTCGACGATCTCTGCGAGGCCTTCAACAGGATCTCGGACATCCCGGACAGCATCACCGAAGAGGCACTCGAAGGCATGGCCAAGGTCGCCGAGGAGAAGATCCGGGAGCAGGGCGAGTCGATGGGCGTCCGCGATCCGGAGAGCGATGTGCATATCCTGGACAATCTCAAACGGAAGAAACCGGAGATCACGCCCGAGGGCGGGTACGCTGTGATCACCTTCGCCGGGAAGCGCCGGAGAGGACAGAAAGAAACCAGAAACGCGGAGATCGCCTTCGTCAATGAGTACGGATCCAGGAAGATGAAGGCCCGGCCGTTCATCGGGACGGCCATGTCGAAGAACGAGAGACAGATCACACAGCCAGGGATCGACACCGTCGGGAACTGGATTGAATCAGAATTTCAGAAATAGGAGGATAACACAATGCCGCAATTTGACCTGAAGGGCATCAAGATCGCCGAGTATAATCTCGGACAGAACAACGCCGTCACATATTCAAACAAGCAGACGATCGGCGACGCGATGGGCGTCAACATGGAGCTCCGCTTCGCGGAGGCCCGCCTCTACGCCGAGGGCCGTCTGGCCGAGTACGTCCGGGAGATCACCGGCGGGACTCTGTCAATCGCTGAGAAGTACATCCCGGACGCTGCTCAGAAGATCCTCTTCGGCGCCAGGGATAAGAACCGCACCGTAAACCAGAAATCGGTCGCGGGCCTCGTCGTGGGATCGGATGACAGCGGGAAGTATGTCGGCGTCGCAGGCTACGCTCCGGACATGGTCGACACCGTGAAGAAGTATTACTGCTTCCACTTCCGGAAGGCGAAATTCGGCCGCCCGTCCATGGCCTTCCAGACGAAGGGCGAGAGCATCCAGTTCGCCACGCCGACAACGACCGGCGAGCTGATGGCGGACGACACGGAGACTCACGACATCATCGAGGACGCGACTGTCGATACTGAAGCCGAGGCCAAGGCCTGGGTCGACGCGGTGCTCACATGAGCGACGTCCGGATGAGAGAGATCCCGTACGAGTTCGACGGGAGGGAGTACCGGCTCCGCTGCAACATGAACGTGCTCGCCGACATCCAGGAGCTGCACGACGGGGAGTTCATGGAAGCGCTGGACGGGAAAAAGGCAATGAAAGGGCTTCTCGAGTTCCTCGCGGCCATGCTGAACGACTACGCCGACGAGCAGGGCTGGCCGGAACGCTTCACAGCGAAGCAGCTCGGCCGGAGGCTCCGCAGGGAAGAAGTCCCGGGAGTCGAGATCATGGCCCTCGTGAGGGAAGCGGTCCTTCCGAGGAAAAAGGAAGAGGCCGACGCGGAGGACGAGGCGAAAACCGAAGAAACCGAGGGCAACGAGGGAAACTGAACAGCCGGGCGAGTCGTTCCATCGACTTCGCCCGGTATCTTTCCATCTGGTTATTCACTCTGAAAATGCCGGAGCCGCTTTTCTGGCGGACCATGAATCCGGCGAAGCTGACGGCGCTGTACGACTCGTATTTCAACGTCAGCAGGCCGGAGGTACATCCGGCCAGGCGGGAAGAAAAACCGCAGCAGAGCCTCAGAGATTACATGAGAGGAGGCTAATTTGTGGCGACAAGAACTGTCGGAGCGAAAGTCGAACTCTCCGGCGAAAAAGAATATAAACAGGCCCTGACGGACCTGAACAACGGGAACCGCGTCCTCGCCTCGGAGATGAAGAAGCTCCAGGCGGAGTACAAGGGGAACTCCGATTCTGTGGAGTTCCTAACGAAAAAGGGCGACATTCTGGACCGGCAGCTGTCCGGACAGAAGGAAAAGGTCGAAACACTGCGGCAGGCCCTCGAGAACGCGGCGAAGACCTACGGCGAGGGATCGGCCCAGGCCATGAAGTATCAGGCCAAGCTGAACGACGCCGAGGCGGCTCAGTATGAGCTCCAGCACGCGATCGAAGAGAACAACGAAGCGATCAAGAGCCAGGGAAGCGCCTGGGACCAGATCGGCGGCATGATGGAAGAGATCGCCGGGAAGCTCGGCGTCAAGATCCCGGACGGAGCGAAGAAGGCCCTCTCCGGTATGCAGGGAATGTCCGCGGGCACCGTCACGGCCATGACCGCGGCCGCTGCGGCGATCACGGCTCTCTATGAGGGCGTGAAGGCCCTGCACGAGATGACCGTGCAGTCTGCGGCCGACGTGGACGAGCTGATCACGAAGAGCATGACGACAGGGCTCTCGACGAAAACGCTCCAGCAGCTGAAGTACTCGGAGAACCTGATCGACGTCTCCGTCGACACGATCTCCGGATCCCTGACCAAACTGACGCAGAACATGTCCGCAGCGGACGCCGGATCCGAGGCGATGGCCAAAAAGTTCGCGGACCTGGGCGTCTCGATCACAGACACATCGACCGGACAGCTCCGGGACGCGGAGGAAGTCTTCTATGACATCATAGACGCGCTCGGAGGCATGGAGAACCAGACGGAGCGGGACGCCGCAGCGATGGGCGTCCTCGGAAAGTCCGCCCAGGAGCTGAACCCGCTGATCCTTCAGGGGAGCGGCGCTCTCCAGGAGCTGGCCAAAGAAGCGGAGGCTGCCGGCTACGTCCTCGACGAGAGCCAGATCGCGAAGCTCGGCGAGGTCGATGATTCTTATCAGCGCGTACAGCTGACAATGGAAGCCCTGCGGAAGCAGATGTCCGCGGACTTCGCTCCGGCCAGCAAAGAGGCGATGGACCTCTTCGCCGACGTGGTGAAGAAGGCAGGGGACGACCTGGAACGGTCCGGAATCATAGAGAACCTGGCCGTCGTGATCAAGAGCATGTTGAGCATCCTGAAGAGCGGAGCGGATCTCGTGGCGGGAATCCCGGGACTGAACAGCGCCCTCGATGTGCTGCACGGCGCTCTGAACGGCGTCGCGCTGGTGATGGCCACGATCGCAGACACGGCGAACGTCGTGACGGGACTGCTGACTCTGGACTTCGGAAAAGTGAAGCAGGGCCTCGGCATGGACGCGAAAAACGGGAATTATTCCAACCTCCAGCAGCTGAACGGCACCGCGAAAACGATGGAAGCGGTCCGGAACGGGTACCGCGGGAACGGCGGGGAGGATATGTCCTCCTATGGCTACGACGCGGCCTCGGGCAGATACTACGACCTGAAAACAGGGAATTATATATTCGGCCACAACGCCGGCGGGACGCAGAGCTGGAGAGGCGGCGCGACTGAACTCAGCGAAGCGGGCCCGGAGATGGCGATCCTGCCGAGGGGGACGCAGATCCTCACGGCCCAGGAGACGGCCGGGATCGGCGGCGACACCTGGTACGTCACCATCGACGCGAAAAACGTCCGGGAATTTAACGACGTGGTACGCATGGCCAAGCACTCCCGCGTCCGGAAAAGAATGAAGGGGTGATACTGTGGCGACTGCGACAAGGGATTTTTACTTCACCAAAAGCGCATACACAAAAGAAGCATGGCCGAACTCGGTATTCCGGACGAACACGTCGACAAACTACCTCCTGAGCGGAAATATCGACGCTTCGCCGAGGGAGGGCTGGTACTGGCTGTACTTCGGCGGGGCGACAGGATGGCCGTCCAGCTTGAAACGGAACCGGATCATCTCGGCATCGATCAGGATATACGTCCAAACCGGACACGCGACTCTTGTCCTCCGAGGCGTCAAAGACTTTGATCCGGCGACGGTAACATACAATAACGACCCGGACGATACATACGCGTCCGCCTCAAACTCGGCCGCGGAACTTGGCCTGAACGAGGGAGTCTGGTCGAATGTATGGATCAATCTCGGCGGGAATGACGCGTATTACAAAGCAGACTATGCTCTGAAGATGATCCAGAACGGCGCGTTCTCCCTAAACGGCCAATCATACGGGACATATTTAGGGCACCCGGCCTGGTATGCAAAGACGGTACTGTCGGACGGCAGCTGGCCGGTCCTGCGCGTCACATACAGCACGAACGAATTCGTAACGAGCCAGGCTACGATCGAAACGAGGATACAGGGAACAATTAACACCAAAGCCGTCCAGACCTGCAAGTGGAAACTGATCAGAATGGACGAGTACTCGTCAACGAGCAGCAAGTGGAAATGCTTCGACGACAAATTCACGCAGGCCTCGGCGATATTCTTCTGGAGAGCCTCCGGCACGTCAACCTGGAATCAGATCGCCGTCTCGGGATCCGATATGTCCGTATCGATCCCGGCGTACACCTTCCCAACCGGGAAGACGATCGAGTACTATGTCCAGGCGACAGACACAGACGGCACGACAACGAACTCGACGACCCTGACATTCACGACCGCCCCGACGCAGATTACACAGCAAAACTGCCCGACGAGCGGCTACAAGAACCCGAGGAACGACATCACCTTCGCGTGGTATCTTTCCGATAAATACGGAAGCTATCCGCAGGCCTCGGCGTCTCTCTTCTGGAGAGTCTCCGGTGCGGAAACATGGAACGAGATCCAGGCCGGAACAGAACAGACTCTGATGGTGCCGGCGAACACCTTCCCGACGGCTTCGACGATCGAGTGGTACCTGTCCGGCGTGGATACGAGCGGAACGGCATCACAGACGCCGGTCTATTCCTTCTCGACGACGGCTGCGACGGCATACGCGACAGCAGTCAGCCCTTCCGGGAACGTGGAGGACGGCAGCGCCCCAATCACGTTCCGGTGGACACTGACGAGCACGGACGGCCTGGCCATGAGCAAGATCTGCCTGTGGTGGAAGCTGCCGAGCGAGGACAATCAGCACTGGCACGTCATCAAAGAATCGACGGAGATCATCACGGAATGGACGGTCCCGGCCGGATACTTCGCAGCAGGCGAAACGGAGTGGCTTGTCCACGCATACAACATCGACGGGACCCGCGGGCCGGACAGCAAGGCGTCGTTCATCTGCGTCGCAGCTCCGGATCCGGTTCAGGGCCTCGCAGCGGAGCCGGTTCCTCTGACGACGATCAGCTGGCAGTCAGACGGCCAGGAAGCATACGAGATCACAATCGACGGGGAAGTCGTCAAGAAGGCCTACGGCGTCGGCGTGTACAGCTGGCAGGTGCCGGAACCTCTCGCAGACGGTGAGCACATCATATCCGTCCGGATCCAGGGGATGTACGGACTGTGGTCGCAGCCTTCCGAGACGTCGATCTATATCGAAAACGCTCCGGAGACGGAGATCGAGCTCTCGGGTGAGTTTGACATCGACGCCGATCTGACCGTGACCGGGGATCCGGAGTCCGCGCCGGTGCTGCACTGGTATCGGGACGGAAAACGGATCGGAAAAACATCCGGGACCATGACGTTCCGAGACAGAATGGTGCTCGGCGAGCATGAATACTTCGTCGAGATCTGGCACGAGAGCGGAAACTACAGCAGGTCGAACACTGTGATCGGATCGATGAACACGCAGGGACCGAAGATCGCAAGACTCTCCGGCGGGGAGTGGATCGACATCGGACTCAGCGAGAACAGCGCCGACACGCAGGAATTCGAGTGGAGTCAGACGGCGGCATGGCTGCACGTCACAGGCGCGAAGCTCCCGATCCTGGAGACGTCAAAGTACGAGGACCGCTCCGGATCCTACGACTGCGCGTTCATGGACACGGAGCAGGCCAAACGCTTCGAGAAGCTGAAGGGCCAGACGGTCGTGATTAAGAGCAGGAAGGAGAACGTGATCGTCGGAGCGCTGACATCTCTGAACAAGCGCGTCCTGAAATTCTACACGGCGTACACGTTCACGATCCAGGCGATCGAGTGGGAGGATTTTGTGCAGCATGACGAGACAAATTGATTTTCGGTTCGCCATCGTCCGCGACGGTGCGGATTATGGCGAACTCCGCCCGCTGGACGGAAGTCCGCCGACTCTTCAGATGGACGACAGCGGAGCGATCAAGACGAGCTTGTCCGGAGAATTCCTCACGCCGGAGACGGATGTGAACTGGCTCCGGGATGAGATCCGGCCGGAGATCATCATCGACGGGATCCCGCACAACCTCGGCGTCTACCTTCCGGCGGCCGTGCGGGATCTGGAAGACGAGACGACGAAATACATCCAGGTCGAGGCGTACGACCGCTGCTGGAGGGTGAAGGACAATTACACAGAGAGACTGATGCACATCGACAGCGGGACGAACTACATCCTTGCGATCGAGCAGCTGCTGACGGCCTGCGGGATCGGTCTGATCTCGGCCACGCCGACGTCGGCCACACTGACGGAGGCGAGGGAGGACTGGAACATCGGGACGAGTTACCTCGACATCGTGAACCAGCTGCTCTCCGAAATCAATTACAATCCACTGTGGTTCGACGCGAACGGACTGGCCGTACTGGAACCAGCCTCCGTACCGACCGCGGCCAACATCGAGCACACGCTCGACGACACGGAGATCAAGAGCCTCGTCATCCCGGAACTGTCGAAAGAGCTGGACATTTACACGGCCCCGAACGTGATTATCTGCATATGCAGCAACGCGGACAAGAGCGGTCCGATGGTCGCAACGTCCGAGAACACAAACCCACAGAGCCCTCTGTCGATCGCCAGACGCGGACGCAGGATCGCAAAGGTCTATCAGGTGAGCAACATCGCCTCGGCCTCGGAGCTCCAGGCCTACGCGGACAGGATCCGAAACGAGACGATGATCACCGGCGAGACGATCCTCGCGAAGACGGGCCTGCTCCCGGGATTCGGCGTGGACGATGTGACCGCGATCCGCTTCGGGGATCTCTTCGCAGTGTGCATCGAGCGGGCATACTCGATGGAACTCGCCCCGGGCGGGGTTATGAATCACACGCTCGAGAAGGTGGTGGTCAATCTTGGATGAAATCATCACGGAAGATCTCGACGACGAGATCGATGAAGAAGAACAGGAAGAGATCGTCCTCGCGACGGTGACGGCTGTGTCTGCAAACGGCCTCCGGATCAGGCTCGACGGAGAAGAAGAGGCCGGCGAGAAATACTACAAAGCGAACGCCGGCCAGCGGTACGCGGTGAACGACCGCGTCAAAGTCGAGAAGAACTCCGGCACCTACATCGTCGAGTACGTCGTCGGGAACCCGGGAGCGCGCTTCCCGATCCCTTCGGGAGGATCGGACGGCCAGGTGCTGACGAAAAACGGCGCGACGAACTACGCGGTCAAGTGGGCCTCCCTGCCGACCGTGCACAGTGTTCCGGCCGGAGGATCACAGAACCAGGTCCTCGCGAAAAACTCTAGCTCAGACTACGACGTGAAGTGGTCGGACCTGCCGCACGGCATCCCGTCCGGAGGAACACAGGGCCAGGTCCTGACAAAGAACTCGGGCACAAACTACGACGTAAAATGGACGACGCCGGAAGACACACACGGAATCCCGAGCGGAGGAACGACCGGGCAGTATCTGAAGAAAAGCAGCAACACGAACTACGCCGTCGAATGGGGAGACGCTCCGGCGACGGACCGCCTGACGTCGTCCGCAAAGCACGTTATATACAACGGCTCGGCGCTTTATGCGGACTACTCGTCATCGCTCGGGGCGAGCAACTACTATTGGAACGGGTGCTACATCTCCGGAGACATGCGGCTCGGAGTCAGTGCATACAGTGGGGCTCTCGGATTCTTCGGGGCGACCCCGATCAGGAAGATCACGACGATCACGACAAGCTCGACCCTGTCGTCGCTGATCCAGGCGCTCAAAAACTACGGTTTGTTTTAGGAGGCACACATGAAACTGATTGAAATTGTGAACGCGAGGGACTCGCTCCAGAAACTCGTCCGGCAGGATCTGCCGCTGCGGCTGGCGTACCGGCTGACGCACCTGACGGACGCGATCAACTTCCATCTGAATTTCTACGGATCCGAGCGGATGAAGCTCGGAGAGAATCCGGATCCGGAGCGCCTGGAGGAACTGGAGAACATGGAGATCACGGACCTGCATCACGAGCGGCTGAAGCTCCCGATCCGGGACGGCCTCATCCTCTCGGCCTCCGATGTGAAGATGCTCGAACCGTTCATCGAATTCTATGAGGAGGGAGAAACATGAGCGAAAACCCGAAAAACATCGTCAAGGTGAGCTTCGGCGGGGCGAGGGAAGCATACCTCGAGGAAGAAGAGGGCCTCGTCCAGTATGACTACGGCCAGTATCTGATCTTCGAGGACATCGAACTCCCGGACAGCTACACGGTGCACTTCGGAAACGAAAAAGAGGACGGACTGTCGAAGCCGATGGTCGGAGACGCAAACGGCGTCGAGATCCCGCCGGAGTACATCGAGACCGGCCTACCGGTCTGGGCCTGGGTATTCCTGCACGAGACGGAGCTCGACGGCGAGACGGAGTACATCGTCAAGATCCCGGTCAAGCGCAGATCCAGGCCGACGAACTACGCACCGACGCAGATCCAGCAGTCCGCGATCGATCGGGCGATCGCAGCGCTGAACGCCGGAGCGACAAGAGCCGCAGCTGCCGCAGCGGCTGCGGAAGAGTCAAAGACAGCGGCCAAGGCCTCCGAGAACGCCGCCAAGGAATCAGAAACGGCCGCGAAAGAATCGGAGGACAATGCCAAAGACTCGGAGACGGACGCCGCAGCGGCCGCCAAAACGGCCGAGAGCTACGCTCGCGGAGGCACCGGAACCCGCCAGGGCGAGGACACGGACAACGCTGCATACTACGCCGCCAGGGCGAAGAACATCGTCGACGGTGCGGTCGATACCATAAACGACGCGAGGGACGCCGCGAAGACGGAAGTCCAGAACACCGGAACGGCACAGAAGAACCTCGTCACAAATGAGGGCGCCGCCCAGGTGCAGGCGGTCAGGCAGGAAGGCACCACACAGAAGGCCGCCGCAAAAGCCCAGGCGGACGCCGCTGCCGGATCCGCAGCAGCTGCGAAGGCCTCAGAGGATAACGCAAAAGACTCGGAGACCGCGGCCAAAGCCTCCGAGGACGCGGCCAAGGACTCAGAAACGGCCGCGAAGACCTCGGAAGACAATGCCAAGGACTCGGAGACGGCAGCGGCTCAGTCTGCCGAACAGGCGAGGCAGGCAGCCGAGAGCGTGATCTCTCTGAACTTCACGGACTTCGACACCGGCACGACGTACGGCTACGGCCTCGGAATCAAAGGCGGTTATCCGGCTTTGAAAATATACACAAACACGGAGGGATAACAAATGGCAAACTCAGTCGAAGAAGTGATCAATCTCTTCCCGAACAAGGACCAAATGGAGCGGGCCGCTGTCGCCCTGGAGCGGATCGCCGTCGCCCAGGCGAAAGCGATCGACATCACGGACTTCTTCCAGATCCAGCAGATCGTCCAGATGGGACTCCAAAAGGACTACTTCCGGATCGGAGACCAGATCGTCATGAAGTGGGGCGTCAACGCGAACACGGAGTACGACATGCCGTGGGATGTCGTCGACTTCGGACCGTGCGAAGACGAGAACGGCGTGGTACACAATAACGCAATGTGGCTTCAGAGTCATTTTGCACTTCCAGGCGTACAGTTCAGCGGGAACAATGCGTTCTATGTACCGACGGCAGAGATGGCGCCGGGGACGTATCACTTCACTCTCGCAAACGGATGGGGGACGCACTGCGTCGCGGGCAAGAGCTACCAGTTCACGACGACGCAGAAGATCCCGGCCGGCGGGCAGCTGGTACTCGGAACGGCCACGAGCAACACGAGCGGCCTTCCGGACACGGATCCGGCGAACTGGAGAGTCAGAACGTTCTCAAACGGCGCCCAGAACACACCGACGGAGATCCTGGAGCTGACGGAAGGAACCGACGGCACGGATCTCGGCTCGCTGTCCAGCAGCACGAAGTTCGCAGAGAGCGGCATCAATAACATGCAGCGGTCGGCCTATGGGTACAACCGCTGGAGCGTGAGCGCGATCCGGCAGTTCCTGAACAGCGCAGCGGACGTCGAAGGATGGTGGACTCAGAAGTACGCGCACGACCACAGACCGGATCAGCTGGCGAGCGTGCGGGGCTTCATGGCCGGCCTGCCGGCGGACTTCCTCGCGATCGTGAAGCCGGTCAAGGTGGTCACGGCACTGAATACCGTATCGGATACAGACATCGGAACCAGCGAGACCACATACGACCGCTTCTTCCTCGGATCTCTCGAGCAGGAATTCTGCTCGCCGCAGTGGACCGGAGAGGGCACGGCGTGGGAATACTGGAAGGAACGCCTGAACAACCAGATCCACGCTCAGTATGCAACCAGACCGGAGCATATCAGGTACAGCATCTCGAACCACAGCAGCGCCCAGACCGTTCGCCTGCGTTCCGCCATTCGTGGCAACGCGAGTTACGCGTGGTATGTGCTCTCGTCGGGCTTCTGCGGCAGCAGCTCCGCCACGTACGCGTTTTGCCCGGCCCCGGCTTGCGTCATCTACTAATCGACCAATCGCCGCCCCGCAAGGGGCGGCTTGTGAAGGAGTGATGCAAATTGTCTGTACCAGTGCCCAACAGAGGGCAGGGAGAACTCGAAGTAAACACAAAGGCCCGAGAGCTGACGGTTTACACGCTGCGGATCCTGGAGAATGAAAAATGGTTCCCGCAGTCACAGCGGGCATTTATTGAAATGCTCCAGAACTGCGCGATCGAAATTCAGGCCCTATGCTGGGAAGCAAATAATATCAGGGTGGATGGGAACGAGCAGGAATACGGAAGACGGCTCCGGCTCCAGAAAGAGGCGGCGAGCAAATGCAACCGGATGTCGATGCTGATCGAAACGGCGAAGCCACTTTTCCACCTGAGAAGCAAGAGGGTTCGGTATTGGATCAATCTGACGAAAGAGCTCAGAAAGACGATCAAAGGCTGGCATGACAGCGATGTTAAGCGCCTGGCGCCGAAGAAGGGCTGAAGGTGCTTCACATAGGGGATGTAGGCTGTACCAGAACGTTCGCCTGCGTTCCGCCAATCGTGGCAACGCGAATAACGCGTGGAATGTGAACTCGTCGGGCAACTGCAACAACAACAACGCCACGAACGCGAATTGCCCGGCCCCGGATTGCGGAATACTGCCGAAAAGACCACGCCGTAAGCGATGGGAGAGCAGGAGATAACGCAAGGAGCCGAATTCCTCGTCTTGAAATAAAGACAGAACAACACGAATGTGACGCCCGAGACTCCGCAGCCGCGGAGCCTGCCCGGGCTACAAGCACAGGAGAAAAACAAATGCCAAAGGAATATGACGAGGAGTCCGTGATCGGCTTCGACGCCCTGTATGAATCCATGATGAAATGCAAGAAGGGCGTCCTGTGGAAGGATAGCGTCGCTGCATACTACCACAGAGGAGTCGAGAGAACGGACGTTCTCAGCGAGGAGCTGAAGGCGGGGACGTACAGAGCGTCGCCGCCTCGGCATTTTATGATAACCAGCCCGAAGCCGCGAGAGATCGCGTCTATCTCATTCAGAGATCGAGTTTATCAGAGAAGCCTGAACGACAACGTCATCTATCCGATCATGACGAGGAGCTTCATTTATTGCAATTTTGCCTGTCAGACAGGAAAAGGAACAGACAAGGCACGGGAAGCGATGAAGGAATTCCTCCGCAAATTTTACCGGAAGAACGGGGCGGCCGGATATGTCGCGCAGTTTGATGTACACGGATATTATCCGAACATGCGGCACGACAAAGCGGAGGAAAACTTCCGGAGGAAGCTGCCTGCGTGGGCCTATGTGAGAGCGGTCCGGATCATGCGGGAGCAGTACGGCGGCGACGTCGGATACAATCCGGGCAGTCAGATCATCCAGATCCAGGGGATCTCGCTCCTGAACGATCTGGACCACTACATCAAAGAGCAGCTGCATGTGAAGCTGTACGTCCGATACATGGACGACCTGATCATTATCCACGAGGACAGAGCGTTCCTCGAGCGCTGTGTCCAGGAAGTCGGCGGGAAGCTGAAGCAACTCGGCTTTGAACTGAATCCGAAAAAGACGAGGATCTTCGACCTAAAGGAAGGGATCACGTTTCTCGGCTTCCATTACAGCCTGACGAGCACCGGGAAGGTGCTCATGTTCGCGGATCCTGAAAAGGTCAAGAGCGCGAGGAAGAAATACAAGCGCCTGGTCGCGAAGGCAAAACGCGGGGAGATCCCGAAGGAAAATGTCGATATATCTTTCCATACCTGGATCGATCACATCGGCAAAGGAAACAGTCAGCAGCTGATCAAGCGGATGACAGAGTACTACAACGATTTATGGAGGGACGAGCAAAATGTCTGATCTCGTAAGGAAAAGAACGATGTCGCCGGCAGAGACGGCGAGAATGGAAAACGCGGAGGCGAAGGCTGAAGTGAACCGGGCAAACATCGACTACATCGCCATGATGACGGATGTCGAGATCCCAACGGAAGAGGAGGCGGAAGACCATGAGCCCGAAGTTTGAGAAGGTCAAAGGGTATTATGACTCCGACATGTGGAACAAGAAGATGGTGAGAAACGCTGTGATCAAAGGCTGGATCACTGCCGAAGAGTATCAACTGATCACCGGAGAAGCCTATCCGGGATAAGCGCCGGACCATGTCGGACGAAGAGAAGAACGAGGCTATCGACCATGTCCTCGCACTGCTCGACCTGTTCACGGCAGAGAAAGAGCCGGAGCTCGTCGAGCTCTGCGAGGAAGTGAGAGACCGCCTCGATGGGATGCTGTAGAGGAGAATGAAAGATGATACTGATCGTAATCATGGGCGCCCTGGCTGTGTTTTCGGCGCTGGCCATCTTCGCAGCCTGCGTCGTCTCCGGAGACATCAGCAGGGAGGAAGAAAAGCGAAATGACAGGCATTGAAGAAAAGGCGCTGTACATCGGCCAGAAGTGCATCGCGGCCGGGATGACGGTCGCCGGCGCTGCGGGAATCCTCGCGAACATCGAGGCGGAGTCCGTCTTCAAGTCGACGAACCTCGAGGACTCCAAAGAGAACCGCCTCGGCATGAACGACGCATCGTACACGGCAGCGGTCGACTCCGGAAGGTACCAGGGCTTCGCCGGAGACGACGCCGGATACGGCCTCTGCCAATGGACGGCGGGAGATCGCAAAGACGGGATGCTGAAATTCCACAGACTGAGGGGAAAGAGCATCGGCGATTTTCAGACGCAGGTCGAGTGGATGCTGACGGAGATCCGCGGATATGGCCGGGCCTGGGACAAGGTCCGATCGAGCAACAGCCCGTACGACTGCGGATACGCCGTCTGCAAATACTACGAGATCCCGGCCGACACGGAAAACAAAGCTCAGACCAGGGGCGGGAACGCGCAGAAGTGGTTCGGCTTCCTTGCCCAGGCGATCGACAGCGGCGCCTCACCGGTGATCATCCAGGAAGCGCCGGCAGCTGCTCCGGCCCAGGAGCTCGACGAGGACGGCGTTCCGGTTCCGGTCACATGGCCGCCGAGGATGATCGACGCCCGCTGCGACGGATGGCCGGAAGTGAAGCTGCTGCAAGCGACTCTCGTGTGCAGAGGGTACAGTGTGCCGGTTGACGGCCTGTGGTCGAAGACACTGACGGAGAAGGTGAAGGCCTTCCAGAAATCCCGCGGCCTGACGGATGACGGCTGCGTCGGCCCTATGACGTGGGGCTGCCTTTTGACAATCTAAAAATCATAATAACAGGAGGAGAAAGAAATGGGACAGAAAGAACGGTACATCGCAACACTTGAAGACGGGAGACAGGTGAACGTCCTCGCGGCGACGTTCGGCGAAGTGATCATGATGCTCGGAGAAGAGAACATCGTGAAGATCGAGAAACTCCCATATGAGGAGGTAAAAGAAGGATGAACGCACCGGACAGAGCGAAAGAGATCCGCGGCGTCGTCGCTGCGGCGATCGGGTTCCTGACGGCCCTGTGGGGCTGGGCCGGCTGGGCCGTGATGGTCTGGGCGGCGCTGATCCTGATTGACTACATCACCGGCAGCATGGCGGCCAAGCGGGAGAAAAACTGGTCGTCGGCAATCGCCCGGGATGGCCTGTGGCATAAGGCCGGCGAGATCTTCGCCGTCCTGACGGCGGCCCTCTGCGACATAGCGCTGAAGGTCGTGGTCGAGGGATCCGGCATCACGTTCCCGTTCGAGATCTCGATGATCGTGACGCCGATCGTACTGCTGTGGTACATTCTGACGGAGGCGGGCTCTATAATCGAAAACTGTGGCCGCCTCGGCGCTCCGGTTCCTTCCTGGTTCAAAAAACGAGTCGATACATACAAGCAAGCGATCGACAAAGCAGAGGGAGCGGAAGAGGAGCCTCCGGTCCCGGAGATCTCCGGCGAAGTGGTCGGAAAACACGAAAAGACAGACGAATAACAAAAGAGCAGCGGACCCATTGTGGATCCGCTGCTCTTTTCTGTTTTCCCGTCAGGAATCGACAGGGCGGGGAAGGACGAGGCCGATCAGACCACCGGCAAAAATGATGGCGGGTTCGACAATCGTCTCGGATGGTGGTCCAAAAGCCGCGGAGGTCGAACCCTCGGGCAGGTCGTCGTCAGGGCCCGGACAGCCCTCCTCGCCGTAACTCTCCAGCATCTCGACATAGGAGACCTGCTTCCCGCCTCGGACATTGTAGTAAATAATAATCTTGTCGTCGAAGACGAAGACGGAATTGACCAAAACGTCGATAATTCTCCGACGGAAGTCCATGTCGAACAGATCGCCCTTGCAGAAGGATCGCAGCCAGGCGACGATCTCGTCCTCCGTGAGCTGGATCCTGTTCGCGACGCGGAGCTTCGCCAGGTCGACCTCGAGGGCTTCCTTCTCATCTGTGAGGCGCTGGATCTTGTCAAAGAGGGACGAGCGGGCACTCTTCGGCAGATCGACGACCGCGTCGATGTACTTTTCGATCTCCCGGCCGAGAGCGGCGATACGGTCTTCCAGCTGCCGCAGCTGATCGGCGCCGAACTCCCGTTCGTACTCGGCAACGACGGCCGCGGCGATCTTCCGCACTCTCTCCGGCGCAAGGATATAGTCGACGGTCTGCTCCACGACGTACCACTCGAGAAAATCCTTCTTCTCGTGCTTCTTTTTGCAGCCGTTCCGCTTCTTCCTCCGGCCGGTGCATTGATAATAATACCAGGTGTTCCCGGTCTTCCCGGTACCGCTGACGCCGTGCATCGACATCCCGCAATGACCGCAGAAAGCCTTCCCTGTCAGGAGATACTCGACCTCGGATCCGGCCGGACTCTTCGCGCCGCTGCGGCGCATGAGATCGAGCCGGGCCTGCACACGGTCCCAGGTGGCCCGGTCGACGATGGCCGGGCAGCCGCCATCGACACGGACGCCGGACTGCTCCAGGACTCCGACATACTTCTCAGAGCGGAGGACCCTGTGGATCGCGTTATGATCGAGCGGCTTGCCCTGGCGGTTCCGGAAGCCTCGCCGGTTCAGATCGTCGATGATCTCCCGCTTCGAGATCCCGTCGGCATACTGCTCGAAGATCTGCCGGACATAGGGAGCCCGCTGCTCGTCGAGAACGAGGTATCCGCCCTCCGACCGGTATCCGAGCGGGACGCCGCCTCCGACGAATTTTCCCTTCCCGGCGCTCTCAATCCGGCCGCGCCGGACCTTCTGGGCCAGCTCCAGGGAGTAATACTCGGCCGAGGCCTCGAGCACGGCCTCCAGGATGATCGACTCCGGATTGTCTCCGATCTGCTCCATCGCGGACAGGAGCTTCACGCCGCACTGCTTCAGCTTGTGCTTGTAGATGGCCGAGTCGTACCGGTTCCGGGCGAACCTGTCGAGCTTGTAGACGATGACATACTTCCAGGCCTTTTTCTTCGCGTCCTCGATCATCTGCTGAAACTGCGGCCGGTCGTCCGATCGGCCGGAGATCGCCCGGTCGATGTACTCGCCGACGATCGTGTATCCGTTCCGCTTCGCGTATTCGTGGCAGACGTGCAGCTGCCCTTCGATGCTCTGTTCATCCTGACGGTGCGAAGAGTATCGGGCATAAATCACAGCGGCGTTATTATTCATAGAAACCTCCGTACAAAATACAATAATTTTGTAAAAAGATTGAAGAATATTGTAAAATATGCTATCCTCTCTCTGAAGGAGGTGCAGAAATGGAACTAATCACGGCCAGGGAAATCATCACCGGACTGATCACGCTGGCGATGTACGAGTTTTTCTTCCGGCCCCTTATATTCAAATGTGATTAAACCATTAGCGATTGAATTCAAATCCATAGGACACCTCGCCCCGGCTTCGGCCGGGGCTTTTTCTGTTTAGTGATAAATCACTAACGCGTCATCCGATCCGGTAAAGGCCGGACGCAGCCAGACCGCGGACCGCGGCCAGGGCGGCCGCCTGCCCTTCGGAGTTCATGCTCCGGTATGCGTCGAGCAGCTCCTGCTCGTCTGAAAGAAGAGAAGAGGAAGGGCCCTCTCCGTATTTTCCGTACATCTCGCTCAGAGAGACGCCGAAGATCTTCGCAGCGGCGAAAAGCGTCTCAATGTCGACGGAATTGTTTCCGCTCTCCCAATTAGAAACGGCTGTATTTCTGACGCCGAGCTTGTCGGCGAGTTCCTTCTGCGTCAGGCCCGCCCGCTTGCGATAAAACAGGAGATTCTTCGCGACTTCGTCCTTCAAGTTCCCCATGTTCAAATCCTCTCTTTCCGCTGATCTGAGACGAGTATAACCCGGCAAGCGTGAAGAATCAAGAATTAATTCCAGAAATTCTGAAAAATATTATTGACAATTCAGAATCACTGGATTATATTAGCATCGAACTCCAGAAAAACTGGAATTCAGGAGGTGAAAATAATGCTCGGAGAAAGAATCAGAAAATACATCATCGAGAGCGGAATGAAAATCGGCGCCGTCGCCGAACGGGCAAACATCCCGATGAACACGTTTTCAGCGATGATCAACGGGAAGCGGAGGATCACGGCGGAGGAGTATTTCTCGATCTGCGCTGCGCTCAACGTCCCGATCGAATACTTCGCAGCCTGATCGCCGCGAAAATGCTTGGATACAATCCAAGCATCCAGGAAAAGTCCTTGACTTTTCCTGATGGACTCTCACCAACACGAAAGGAAGGGAAACCAACATGGAACCGAACGACATGATCACAGCGCTCCGGATCTGCGGGAATCATCCGACGATGGAGGGATACGGCTGCCTCGACTGCCCGTACTGCGAGAACTGCGATCCGCGGGACTCTGCCCGGCTGGATCTCATGGCCGCCGACACGATCGAGAAGCTGCTGAAGGAAGTCGAGCGGCTGAAGCCGTACGAGCAGGCGGTCGATCAGATCCTGAAGCCGGACAACGACGAAATGATGGGGAGAACGCGATGAACGGGGATTTCATCCAGATCGGCGTCATCGCGGCCAGGGCGCCGGACGGATCCACGCTGCCCTCGGTCCCGATCTACACCAGACGGACGCCGGAGACGGAGCAGGCCGAAGAGGCAGCACTCCTCCCGGTGGCCAGGATCTTCGCCGAGAAGATGGCGGAGTACATAAAAGGCACAAAGAAAACGAGCCGGGGATCCGGCTCTGAAAAGGAGAGATGCACATGAAACTGAAGGCAGTCGGGGCGATCGTGAGCAGAGTGAAGCAGCTGATCCTCCTGGACGACGGCGCGAGCCAATGGATCGGGGACGGGTACGCGTTCTATCTGGTACCGGAGAGCCTCGGCCAACTCACGCCGGCGACGGTCTGCGCGATCTTCGACGTCTCGGAAGACAAGGCGGCAAACTGGCGGATCAAGCGGCAGAACATGCCGGAGGCCTACGACACGACGGACGACGGGGACGGCCGGGAGGAGATCCTGGTCTACGACCTGAACAGCAGGATTCTATACCACGGCGTCGATCAAATGCCGGTGGCCACGCCGGACGGGAAGGTCTACTTCATCCAGGCGCGATACATGAAGCCGCTGTCCGACGCGGATCCGGTCCTGACGCTCCGATACTCCGGCAAGGGCCAGCCCTACGTCATCGCGAAGGCCGGCATGTTCGCGGAAGCGATCATCATGCCGATGGCATCGACGCCGGCTCTGTCGGACTGGATGACGGAAGTGACCAACGGAGCCTCGAGGGCTCGATTCTATGAGCAGAGGGAACTCGGAACAGATGACGAGGACGTGTAACAGCTGCCGGGACATGAGGCCGGAAGCATGGCCACGGGATCAGATCGCGGCGAGATGTATGTGCCCGCTGCCGCCCGTGGGATCGATCAAACACTACGGCCGGACGATGGCCGTCTTTAACCTGGGCCAGATCGGCGCCATCCAGACGCCGGCATGGTGCCCGAGACGGAAGGAGGCGAAAGGCGATGGCGAAGACGATGCTCGACGTGCTCCGGGAGAAGGATCCGGAGTCGATCGATAAAAAGTTCCCGGGCGGAGTGAGACTCTGCCCGGAGGACATCGGCTTCCCGCAGATGAAGATCTGCGAATACTTCCGGGCAGGCAAGGACATCGACCACGAGTCCTGCCTGAAATGCTGGGACCGCCCGATCCCTGAAAAGTAAAAGCCGCGCACCGGCGGGGACCGGATACGCGGCAAAGTGAAAGGAATACCAACGAAAGGATAATACCATATGAACACAACAAATACAAGCCAGAACGCAATCGGGAATACGATCATCTGGAGCGACGCTCCTCTTTTCGCCGTCAAAATGCCCAAAAAGAAGGGAAATGTGACCAACATGAAGCAGAAAGTGATCAGAACGCTCCGGAATGTGATCAGAGCGGCCGCGGGGAGTGAATTCCTCCGGAGAATGGTGAAGAAGTACGGCCTCGCCGCAGCGGCGCTCCTGTTCCTCTACGGATGGACGGCGATCGCCTGCACGATCACGGCAAACAACGTCGAGAAGGAAACGGCCGAGCGGGTCCGGGCGGAAGTGACCTCGGAGCTCCGGGCCGGCTTCCAGAACTACCTAGACGGCCAGGAGCTCCAGGAGAAGCGCGAGCAGTTCCTCACCGGGGAGGAATCCTTCGAGGCTGCCGTCGACGATCTCGCCGGGCCGATGGCCCAGGTGATCGAGACCTACGCGATGGACTTCGGCGTCACGGAGGAAGGACAGAAGACGATCGGCTGGGTGTTCTGCTCCCGCCATGCCAAGAACTCCACGGAGTTCGGGAAGACGCCGCAGGAGATCCTCGAGAAGGCCGGAGCCTGGGAGGGAAACGTGGTCGGACACGCGACACGGCCGGCGGCGAAGGAACTGTCGAAGCAGATCGCCCGCGACTATCTCTCCGGGAACTGGCCGGACGGCTACACAACGGACCTGACCTTCTTCAACAGGGAACCGGGCGGGAAGATCATCGCGAGGAACGAACTGAAGACGGGCCCGTATACGGTGTACTGGTTCTTCGGAAAGTGAGGGGAAGATCATGAACGAATACAGAGATCAGGCCCTGAAGAAGATCCAGGCGGAATTCAAGAGCGGGAAGTATGACAAATACGGCCAGGCGATGAAGGTCGACGTCCTCCGACAGCTGGAGAGCTTCATCGAACAGGACGAAGAATTCGCCCAGGCCGTCACCCAGGGCGGCACCTTCGAGGACTGCATGAAGGCGGTCGCGAAGAGCTGCGGCAGCGCCCTCTCGGATCTGGAGGCATACCGGCGGGCCGTGGCGTTCTATTTTCCGGGCGCGACGGTCAAAATGCAGCTGACGATCGACCTGATCGGAGAGGCTGCCGAGAAGAAGGAAGAGTACACACCGAAGCACGCGGCCGAGACGAAACCGAGCGGGATCGTCCTCGACTTCACGTCCTTCCTGTGAAGGGAGGCGGCAGGATGAATCCGAGATGCACACTGCCGGAAGAGCTCCGGGAAGGCGCTCTGCTGGAATTCAACCGGATCGGCATGTCAGCGGAGGAAGAGGACCGGATCCGGGACCTCTTCCCGCAGTATCTCTTCTTCCGGAACGAGTACACGGACGACGGCTGGAACGTGAGCAGCGATCCGATCAGGCTCTGCACCTGCACGAACTGCGGCGAGAGCTTCGAGGCCGTCCGGGGAAACTATGCCCGCGGAAAGCTCCACCACGAGCGCTGCAACTGCCCGCACTGCATGAAAGAGGTCGAGGGCATCGCCGCCCACAAGTACAAATACGACATGAAGAGCCTCGAGAGCTGGGTGAAGACGGCGATCGCGAGGCCGGGGAAGGACGGGGCCCTGCTGATCGAGGCGGGGAACGCCCGGAGGCGTTTCAACTGGGACAACCTGACCGGGACGATCGACTGGT